GCGAAGGCACCGTCGAACCCGTCGAACAGATCGGCGACCTCGCGCATGTCGTGGCGGTTGCCGATGACGACGCCCCAGGCGTTGTGGACCATCATGAAGGTGCCGAGCCCCATCACGATCTCGTCGCCGGCCATCGCGATGATCGACGCGGCCGAGGCAGCCCAGCCGAGAATTTCGACCCGGACCGCGGCGGGATGCCGGCGCAAAAGGTTGTAGATGGCGATGCCCTCGAACATGTCGCCGCCGGGCGAGTTGATCTGCACGACAACGTCGCGCTCGCCGATCGAGCGCAGCGCCGCCGCCACCCGCTTCGCCGTCACGCCGCCACCGGTCCAGAAGTCCTCGCCGATCACGTCAAGGACGCTGATCACGTTGTCACCCTCGGCTGCGGCTCGCGGCGCTGGCGTCTCGGCCCATTTCGCCAGAACGTCAGACGGGGCGTCCCATTGGTAGTTCTGCGGGCGCTGGAAGCCCTTGGCTTCAGGCAGGGTTCGTAGAGTCATTCTGATCTCCTGTCCGCGATCCCGGAGCGCCGGCGGTGTTCGGCGGGTCGTAGTAGACGTCACCGCCCTCGCGCGGGTTCTCGTCCTCAAGCGCCCGGATTTCATTCGGGCTGTAGACGCCCCACTGCAACCCCTTGGTGTGGGCTTCCCAGCGAGACTTGATATCGCCCTTCACCAGGGCGGCGCGGTTGAAGCGGGCATAGACGTCATCCTCGGCGATCAGGTCGCGGTTGATCGTCTCCTCCCAAGTCGTGAGATGGTCCTCTAGCGTGTAGGCCACGAAGCCGAGCGACTTCTGCTCAAGCCCGGTGCCCCAGTTGGAGTCGCTCCCGGTGTTGTCGCCGAGCATCGAGGGCGGCACCCCGAAGAACATCGCGATGTCGCTGCGCGAGAACTTCCGGCTCTCGATGAACTGCGCATCCTGCGCGGTCATGCCGAGCGGCTCGATCTTCATGCCTTCCTCAAGCACAAGGTCTTTGCCCTCGTTGGCACCCCCGGCGCGGAAGTTGTCGAGACTCGCCCGCAGGTTCTCGACGCCCTCGGGGCCGAGCTTGTCGGGGTGCGTGATGACGTTACCGACGCGCGTCCCGTTGCGGAACATCGTGGCGCCGTGGTTCTCCGTCGCCAGCGCAATGCCGATCGTCTCCCGCGCATAGGTGATCGGCGAGACGCCATGCACGCCGTCAAGCGTCAGGCCGACGAGATGAAAGACCTCCGCCTGATCCAGGCTCACGCGCCGCCCGTCCTGCCGCGCATAGGTGTAGCGCAGCGAAAGGTCATTCGCCTGCACGCATTCCACGCGGTCGGGATGCAGCGGCACCACCTGAAGCACTTGGCCGCGCGACCGGACGATCAGCGCATAGGCATTGCCGCGCAGAAGAAGATGCGCCTGCATCATCCGCCGGAACTGCGAAGGCGTTTGCCACGAATTCGGCCGGCGGCGCAGCACCACAGACAGAGGATGGCCCGACAGGTCTTCCCGCTCGCGGTCGTTGACGCGGCGCTTCACGTGCAGCGGCATGGTCGCGACCGCCGAGGCGAGGATGCGCACCGACGCATAGACCGCAGCCGCCCGCATCGCATTGGCCGGCGTAACCGAAACACCGGCGGCGCTCGCCATCGCCCCGCGCATCGCCTCCTCAAGCTGCTGCGGCGTGCGGATGATGACGCCACCGCCGTCCGGCTGGATCGCTGCGCGCGGCGCTGGCGGCTGCGCTCCATTCCACAGGCGCTGCCAGAAGCTCATCAGAGCACCAGCGCGCCGCGCTCGCGGTAGACCGAGGGGCCTTTCGCGCTGCCCTCCCACGTCCCCGCCACGCTCATAGCCATTGCTAGCGCCACCATCCCGTCAATCCGACCATGCGATTTCATCTTGCTCAGCTTTCGGTTTCCGGCTGGGTCGGCCTGGACGGTTGCGTTCGCCGCGCACATGGTCAAGACAGGGTGCCCACCGTGCGCAATGCGCTTGTTCAGAATGGCACTCTCAAGATCCCGCAGCGCGGGTGACATGCTCTGGAAGCCCTGCCCCATCGGCTGAAACAGCGCGCCCTCGTCGGCTAGTTGGTCCTCGGCAAAGCCAGCCTTGATAAGCCAGGGCTTCAGGTGCCGCCAGTTCCATCGGTCGAAGGCGATCTTGCGAACGTCGTTCACTTGGCAGAAGTCCCACAGGAACGCCGCCACGAATTCATAATCCACCGTTGGACCCGGCGAAGTCTGCAACCATCCCTGCTTGTGCCACAGGTCATAAGGCACCCGGTCTGCCCGCGCCTTCTCGGCCAGCCCATGCCCCGGAAGCCAGAAAGTCGGCTTGACGTGCCAAGCGCCATCTACAGGCGCGACAGCGACAAAGGCCGTAAGGTCCGATACCTCCGACAAGTCTAGGCCCGCGTAGACAGGCAGGCCCTTGAAGTCTGCCGCCACCGGCCCGGCGCAATCCGTCCATGCCGTGCGGCTGATGAACGGCGCGCTCATGTCCACGCGCTGATTCAAGATCAGGTTGCGGAACTCGCTTTCACGCGATGGCATCCGCCGCGCATCCTCAGCCATCGCCAAGGTTTCCGCCGCGTTCTGAAAGTCCCCAAAGGCCGGGTTGGCGGCCCGGATTGCATCTTCGCTGAATGGGTCAAGTTCCATCGGCGCGGTATGCAGCGACACAACCACACGCGGGTCTTGGCCGCTCAGCCCGTCCTCGATCAGCAGCGAAAGCAGGTCCGCATCCGTGGGCGCCTGCGTAGAAATGACGATGGACAACGGGCTTTCCTGCGCCCCCGTCGCCGTTTCCAACGCCTCGTATAGCTCCGACCGCGGGCCTTTTACCTGCCCGAGTTCGTCGTGGATGATCAGCACCGGGCTTAGGCCGTATGCAGTCGAGGCCTCTGCAGAGAGCGCCCGGTAGAGGGTACCGAGTTCTTGGCAGGCAAGCTGTTTCGCCGTGTCCCTGATCGTCACAACCGCCGAAAGGTCCGGCGACATGCGAACGATCTTCGCAGCCAAGGAAAACAGGATTGCCGCCTGATCCCGTGACTGCGCAGCGCTGAACAGTTGCGAGTTTGGCCTTGCCTCCGGCCCGCATAGGTGCAGCAAGGTCAGAAACGCGGCCAGCGCCGTCTTGCCGTTCTTCCTTCCGAAACTGAGGATCGCCCGCCGCGTCCCGTGCGGGTTGTCGTATATCCTGCATATCTCGTAACGCTGCCACGACCGAAGCTTGACCGGCTTGCCAACGTCCCGCGCCTCTGGAATGTTGCAGCACGTTTCGATCCAGCGGCAGTTCTTTTCCCCGCGCGTCTCCTTGCGCTTTACATTTCCCAAGGCTTCAGGCCCTTTGCGGCGTTGCGTGACGCGGTAGACGCAGCTTGCGGCGTGTAGCGCGACTGGTTTGTCAGTCGCAGCTTGGTCGCTTTGTCAGCAGCTGCCCGTGTTTCCATATCCCTCATCTTGAGCAGGCCGTGATACCGCTTGGCCCCATCCGCACTCTTTAGCCACTCGGCCCGGAACACATTGATCACTTCCGACACCTTGTCGGCGCTGGCACGATGGCGGCAATAGTCCGAAAGCATACCCCGCAGCGCAGCCGTGCCGAAGAAGTCGGCAGCCTCGCTTGATACCGTTGCGCGCCAGATGGCGGCCTCGTCATCTGACAACTCTGCCGGGGGTTCCGGCCTCTTGCCGAAGCTGCCGGGAACGACTGAGATTTCAGCCGCCGCCGCTGATTTCCTGCCGCGCGGTGCCATGCTAACCCGTCCTAAGCCGCTAGACGCTCGGCCTTGATTTCGTCAAACGCTTGGCCCGTTGACTCCAGCACGGCGCGCTCGCCAGTGAAGTCCTGCCAGCGGGTCACAGCGACGTCGACATATGCAGGATTCAACTCGATGGCGTAGACGCTGCGCCCGGTCATTTCGCCCGCAATGATCGTGGTGCCGCTGCCGCTGAACGGTTCATAGACCGCCTGGCCGGGGCTGCTGTTGTTCTCAATCGGGCGCTTCATGCACTCAATAGGCTTTTGCGTGCTGTGGCCGGTTTCTGATTTCTGCGGCTTGTCGATCGACCAGAGCGTGGTCTGCTTCCGACCGCCGTCGTAGTGCCCAACCTTGCCCTTGCGGACGGCGTACCAGCACGGTTCGTGCTGCCAATGGTAGTCCCCCCGGGACATGACCATCTGCGACTTGGCCCAGATGATCTGCGAGCGAGGCTGAAACCCGCAGGCGGTCAGGCTGTCGACAACCACCCCCGCGAAAAGGCCCGCGTGCCAGACGTAGGCGACGTCGCCGGGGAAGAGCGCCCAGGCGTCGCGCCAATCAGCGTTGTCGTCGTTCAGCACCTTGCCGGTTGCAGCGCCAGAGGTGTTGATCCCCGCACGCTCGCGCCAGTTCGCATCGTACTCCACGCCATAAGGCGGGTCCGTCACCATCAGATGCGGCTTCACGCCCGCCAGCACAGCCTCAACCGTATTCGCGTCCGTAGACGACCCGCAGGCGATCCTATGCTTGCCAAGAATCCAAACGTCGCCAAGGGCCGACACCGGATCAACCGGCACTTCCGGCACAGCGTCCGCGTCCGTCAAGCCTTCGGTCGGCTCGTTCAGAAACGCCGCCAATTCATCCGCGCCAAACCCGGTCAACTCCAAGTCGAACCCGTCGCCGTCCAGCGCCTGCATCTCAATCTTGAGCAGGTCGTTATCCCAGCCCGCGTTCAACGCCAGTTTGTTATCCGTGATGATGTAAGCCTTGCGCTGCGCGTCCGTCCACCCGCGCGCAACCATGCACGGCACGTCGGCAATGCCCAGCTTTTGCGCCGCCAGAACCCGGCCATGCCCGGCGATGATGCCGCCGTCCTCGTCAATCAGCACGGGCGTCGTCCATCCCCACTCACGAATGCTCGCGGCGATCTGCGAAACCTGTTCCGCGCTGTGCGTCCGCGAGTTGCGGGCGTAGGGGATCAGCGATGCAACCGCGCGCCGCTCCACCTTGTCGGCGGGCCATTCTGTCATTCTGGAAATGCCTCAATGTTACGGTTTATGAAAAGATGGCTCCCGCGCCGGTCCCCACAGCCGTCGTCCGGAAGTTTTTGCCACCCCCCCGGCGCCGCGCTTCGGCACGGCAACCGGTCAGTGCACGGGCCAGCCGTCTATTCCTATTGCCGATTTCCACTTATGGCCTTTGGCTTCTGCCGTGGCCTTGTCGTGACATTCGCGGCAGATCGAAACCAAGTTCTCTCGGTCATCCGTTCCGCCGTCTGCTTTTGCCTTGACGTGGTGAACCTCGGTTGCCGGTGTCGGCCTGCCCTTGGCGAGGCAGGGCTGGCACAGATGGCCGTCTCGCCGCAGCACCGCTGCCCTGATGCGCTCCCATGCTGAGCCATATCCACGAGCGTGCCGGCTCTTGCCGTGCTGCCATGACATGGGAATACCTCGCCGTCTTTCCCCGTGCATCCTCGGCCAGTTGCGGTAGCATGGCGCAGCCATGAATGGAGGCCACGATGATCCGCTTGCTTGCCGTCCCGCTGATCCTGTCAGCCTGCACAGCGTCAGGCCCACCAGGCTCGGCGGATCGCTTGTCCCTCGAATACCGAGTTGGCGAGGAACTGATGAACGACTGCAACCAGCGCGGCGAGCGCTGCCTTGAGTGGCTGACCTTCAAGAAGGACTTCGAAGAAAACCTCTACCACATGATCACATTCGAGCGCAGCCTCGCCATGCACAAGGCGCGGGTTGCGGCGGGCGGGGCTGTCTAGCTGCGCGTTGGCCTGTCGCGCCCCAGTCGCGCGGTGACATCGGCGCTTGTCGGGATGGGCCTTGTCGCCTCGTGCGGCGCAGGTATCCGGGCCGACCGCCCTTGCCGGTCTCCCGGCGTGCTCTGGAATAGCTATCGCACCGACGCTGCCCTTGCTTCCGGCGTCGGCGCTCAGGCCCCGGTGCCCGCAACTCGGTTTGGGCGGTGGGGGTGCCTATTTATGCGACAGTTTCAGGCGGATGGCAATATGCGCTCCATTCCGGTTGCGTCCGCCTCGCCGCGCACGCCTGTCAGTGTCTCCCACCACACCCGGCCATGATCGACGCGGGAGACGTCCACGACCATACCGGCGAGGGGCCCGGCCATGATCGTGGCCCTGTCGCCCGGCCGCACCCTGAGCATTTCCAGCCGCGCCGCCTCCAATTCCTCGGCGACAGTGGGCAGCCCCATGACGATGCGGATCACGTCGCCTGGAATGGCGATCGGACAGCCGTCGCGGCCATAGACGCCAGTCACGATGCGGCGATATTTCAGCACGTCCCACTGCGGCTCTGCGGTGAATTTGGCGTAGACGACGCCGGCGATGACCGGATACTGCCGCCGCACCGTGCGGCCCCTGACGCGCCAAGATGCCTCCCGCGACGGATAGCAGGCGTGGACGCCCTTGGCGGCGAGGGCTGCGCGCGCGATGCTTTCACGCCCGGCGCGGACTGTGAGCGCATACCACGCCGGCGGCATAGCCCGGCCGATGATGTCGCGCGCGCCCGAGGGCGGTATCTCCTGGCCTATCCGATAGGTGCCAGCCGTCATGTCCTGCCTCCATGTCAGTTTTTGTCACCCACGCCAGAGGCGTGACGGCCCTTCACGGTTGCCGGATGCGCTCCGGTGGGCGATGCCGCCAGCATGGCGGATGCGAGGATCATGGCAACCGCCAGAGCGCGGCGGCGTTGTAACCGCACGGATACTCCCCGACGATCTCGCCAGCCTTGCGCATCATGCCGAGCGTCTGGCCGAGCGCCGCCTGGCTGACGCCATCGCAGCGCATGTCGGCGGCGAACAGGGGCCCGGAGGCGAGTGCCGTGAGGATATGGGCCCGCACCATCTCCCGCGCCGCGCCGGTGATGCGAGGCACGACGTAGCCCTGATGCGGATCGCGCTTGCGCTCCCGCTTCACCACCGCCAGCATTTCCCGGCCGATGACCGCCTCAAGGCTTGGCGTCATGCCCGCCAGCCGGAATGCATTGCCGATGATGCGAGTGTGTGCCGTCATGTCTGTCCCTCCATTGTCGCTGTCTCGCTCGCATTCACCGGACGCCACGGCCACGGCTCGCCCGCCTCTAGCGCCCGGCGGCGCAATTCCCGCGCCTGTGCCCGCGTCCCGCTCCACGCATAGGCCGGGTGCTGCGCCACGCCGCGCCCCGAGAGGTGCAGCCGCGCGCCCGTCGCCGGGTCCACGAGGCGAATTGCCGGGGGCTGCGGAGGGCGGCCGAATTTGTAGGCGAGGACGCTCATGCCTGACGCCTCTC